GTTACGAAAATATTTCGAGAAAGCCAAAGATAAAGTGTTAACAATAAGAAATATTAGGAGACATTTTGGCTGCTATGGGTTTTCAGACAATCTCCCCTAAGACAAATCATTTCTTCCTCAACCTTGCCACTATTGTATCTAGCATACTCTGTCTCAATATGCTTATTAGCAGCAGCTTCTATTTTCTTATCGTCTATCATAATCTGCCCTTTCTTTTTCTGAGTTCTAACATTCTCCTAGTTCTGCGACTTTCCTTGCCGCTAGGAGGGTTGCCAGCATACTTTAGTTGCGGAATGCAATCATAATCTCTATAGATATAAGCTTCATTGATTGCATTGATTTCTTCACTAGTCAAGGCTTCTTTAAGTAATACACTAGTTGGTGTTATAATTATCTTTGCATCGTCTCTAATCATAACTAGCCCTCCACGTTATTTGTTGTACCAATCAGTTTAGCTGTCTCCTCATTGTAAGGGATGCAAAAACTCCAAGTAGCACCTACACACGCATATCTGTGGTCTACATCTATATGGCTAAATAAATCAGCACACCATGTAGAATATTCTGTATCTCGTACCACAACCTTATCAAAAGGTTTCAGCTCAACATTTGGCTTCAAATCCACAACTTGCTTCTTCTCACTATCCCAAGCCTTGCCTTTCTTTGCAAGAGCATCAAAGAGTTGCTGCTTCTCAGAGTCAGTTGCTGGGCGGAGACTATAATGAACTCTTGTATTACCATATTCAGCTATAGTAAATTTATCGTCAGCATTATAGAAAGCATAGTAAAAAGCTCTTTCGTCTCCATCTTTATATTCACCTTTTAAGATGAAAATACAATTTGCAAAATATCCACCTTTAATTCCTTTCATAAACACAATATCCCCATCCTTGAACTCGGGCTGCTTCTCAATCTCCAATGTGGCGAGGTTGAGCTTGCCACCACACTCAATTTCTAAGGAATTCATATATATCTTAGTTTCTGTATCTGTCATCTTTCTCCAATATTTAGTTATAAAGTGAGAGATAGGACTATACCTGTTTTGCGATGGTTTATTAAAATACACACCAGAGGAAGTAATAAGGTGTACCGCATTAAATCTTGTATAATCATCACCAACCCATTTATCAAAGACAACTCTAAATCCATCCATAACCAGCACATCACCTTTCTTCCAAGAGAATTTCTCCCAATCATGCATTTCCTTTGATGGGAAGATGATGCATTCTCCACCATCATACATTTTCCCATTTTGCTTGACCGAATGAGCATTAGTGTCTTCTGAGAAGAAGTATACTTTTCCTTTGTGAACGCCATTAAAAGTTATACGACCAAAAGTGGTACTATAAAATTTAAGTAAAAGAGGCTTATCCTTAAGGATTTCCGCTATATTAATCTTTGCTTCCATAACTAAACCAATTTTTGCGTTAAACAATACTGGTAGTAACTCATACTACCAACGTATTTTGATATTTTGGGCAGCTCACCATCATAAGGAGTGACTTTCAAACCATCAATAAAATCAGCATTCTCGGTATACACTTCGGTATTATGGTCATTCATATATACTTTCTGTGCTGATGTAGAATGACTTTTAGCTCTCAGCTTACCTAGAGAACGCCAAACCTGCTTGCGATGGATAAACAATCCATGCAAAGGAATTGTCTTTACTTCTACTTTTGCTTCCATAACCTTAACCATTTAAAGATGATAATAACTATTTGATACCCTTGCGCCCAAATCGAAGCATCCCACGGCATCCGGTTTTAAGAAGCGTTTCTCTAACTTCTCCAAAGCCACTTTATACTTCTGCTCCATGTGCTTGCAATGAAGTCTCTGAGCTAATTTAAGTTGCTCGACAACACCCTTGCGAGCAACTCTATATTGTTTGTCGGACATCATAGCCTTATTCGTTCACATAGTTGATTACTTGCTCTTGACCTTGCTCATGCAAGTTATCGAAAGCGTCTTCTATAACTTTAGCTACTTGGTCGCCATTAAGGTTATCCAGTATTTCTCCAGCTACTTCAACCATCTTGTTTATAGGTAAGGAACTGAACTTTTCTACTAAAAAGTTCTTCTGCTCGTTGATGGTCATATCATCGAACAAGTCCGACAAATCTACTTCAACTTTATATTCTGCCATAATTTGAAATTTTAAAAGTAATTAGTTGTACCACACATCATTTGGCATAAGAGCCAATGTCCATCCATACTCTAGTTCATACCTTAATATTTCAAGGGCGTGACTCGTTACAGATGAAAGACCTACAAAGTTATTTTCGTACTCCATATCCAAACCATTTAGTTACCATACTTGTAATGCAAATAATTAGCCTCTGAGCCGAAATAAAGCTCGGTATCGCTCATATTTGCCTCCGTCAAGTCATTCTCTACATCTTTATAAGAAGGCACGCAATCCTTAACTCTTTGGCAGAACAAAGGATATTTTGAAGAAACGTCTTCTCCGTCTTCATTATAGATATTAATCTTATCTACATTGTAATATGGATAAGAAGAAATATTTCCATATGAATGGATAACCTTTCTACTCTTAACGGACACCACGATTTCAGCAGGTTTGTTAATAGCATCAAACTCGCAAGTAAAATCATCAAGTTGCGCCTCAAAAGCCGCATCATTAAACTTTTCAGATAAGTTTTCAAAAAACTTTTTCACTTTCTTCTTACAGTTTTTATGGTGTGTCTCACCATTTTTAATTAGTAACCTTTATTTCTTAATTACGATGCAAAGATACAAAGAATATTCGAAATATGCAAGTTATTTAATGTATTTCTTATAGCTTTTAACACTCTATAATAATACAAACAAATAATTTGCTGACGTTAACACAAAAATCCCCACCACTACATTATTATATATAGTGATGGGGTAAACACCAAATGGTATTTTGCCTTTGGGCTATTTTTCTTCCTTATCTACAATTTCAACGAAATCTCCAATGCCCAAACGAGCCTTGTTGATGCAAGACGCAATCCAACCTATCAAGTAAGCAGAAGGCTCGTCTCCGTGTTCCATACCAATAGCGTCCTCGATGGCATCGCAAGCGTGAGAAGCCTCATGGCAGCAGTAGTCCATTGACATATCCTTCGAGCACTGGAACGAAACAAGAACACCGCGCCTTCTGTCGCTTTTCCTGACAGCATCGGCATACGTAACGCCGCCGTAATCACTATCGGGAGCATTGCAGTTGTCAAAACAGGAATCTATCAGCTCTTTCAGGTCTTTACCGATGTGTACCCAAAGTTTCAAAGGGTAGATTCCGTTTCCGTATTCGTAATATCCTTTCTTCTTCATACCTCATCGTTTTTATGTTTTTCCCATCCTGCTTTTGAAAAGGCATACCAAGTATCACAAATATCAAGAGCGAGAATGTAGCCTTGGTTAATACAAAAATCGCTATCAAAGCCTTCGATATGAACATACATCAGTGCTATAGTATCATAAGGAACGCTACGACCTTCAAGACAAGGGTTTTTAAAATTCTTAGTCTTGTATAAACTTGTAACAATTGGCACTTGAAGAACGTCTGAAATATTCTTAGTGCTAATCTCTATCGACTTCTTAAACTTCTTCATATTCTCAACTATTTAAATTTCTCGAAATAGAACTCAATAGGTCTATCAAAGTGCTCTTCAATTAAACCATAAGCAAGCGACATCTTTACTTGGAAAGAAGCCTTACCATTAAGCAATCCTTTAGCCTGTCTTGTAATCTCTGAGCGAAATTGTTCCAAACTCATATCACGCTTACGAAGATTACAAGACCTGCAAGATGGCATATAGTTCTCCATGGTATCATCGCCATGGGATACGACAAACTTTCCCGCCTTGTCGCTCCACCGAGAGTAACACCCTCGATTCTTCGGAACAAGATGGTCAACCTGCATATCCTTATACTCTATACTCTTGCCGCAATAAGCACAATGACCATCGTATTTGCGATATATTTTAAGTCTATCTTCTTTTTTCATATTTTCTACTATTTATGTTTTAAAATAACGCTGACTGCGCTTGTTGTGTAGAGTTTGTGTTGCTTGTAATGAGAGTTACAGCCTTATAAGAATTTTACGGGCTGACATTCATCGATTAACTTGCGTGCTTCTTTAGCACACTCAGCCACGCATTTTTCGACTGCTTCTGTGATGTCTTGGATTTGCCCCTCACGCATATTGCCGTATTTATCGCAAGTATCGGCTATTATTTTGTAGAGAACACGATTTTGCAAAGCCTCCATATAGTCTACAAAATCCTTGCAAGTTTTGCGTCGAGGTTCTTGCACCCAATCAAGAAAGTCCTTCTTCCAGTCTTTCCATGTTTTGATTTTTATTACTATCATTGCTGTTTATATTTTTTATTTGTTGTTCTTGTGCCCTATATGATATTTGTTGCATATCCTACACCGATACACCGCCATACCTTGTGCCCGTAACTTCGGATTCTGATTCAGAAACTCCCAAGCATCATCCTCGCTTTCATAAGCGACCTTCGCCTTCCAAGATTGACCCTTTCTACCTCAGTTCGGGATAAGAAATAGTGCCTAAAAAAGTTGGTAATCTCCGATATTTTTTGTATCTTTGTAGTTGAAATCCAATTAGTTACAAACATAAA